TTCCAGTAATGAATCAATGGGGATGTTCATCAGGTATTCGATGGAAGTGTTCAGCCGCACCGCCACCCGCACCGCCGTCTTCTTTAAATTCACCGCGAGGTCATCCCCCGCTCCTAGTACAAAAAATAGATGGCGATTCTCGACGTGATTGCCTGCTGGTCCTTCCATTTCAGGAAATTGAAAAACTCGATTGGCAGGTTCGTCACCCTCATGGCAATGTGCTTCGTGTAGGTGATGTCGTTATATTTGTTCCTCGGGTGATGGTTCATCTTTGCCATGACGCGGTCGATGTACTCCGCGTCTGCCGTGGTCAGGTCTTCGAGTCCGCTCAAGTCCACACTCTTGATTTCCTGTCCTCCGAAGTTGTACGTCTTCGACAGGTTGATCACATACGGGAGCTTATCATTGAGCCCCAGCTCCTCGTTGGCGTTCTCCTCCGCAAACTGCGCCGTCGCGTCTGCCGCCGCCTCCACGTCTGCCGCTTCCTCTGCGTTCATATTTTCATCCATTACGGTATTTGTTTCCTTGTCCATTTTTTCTTTGCCTCCTTCTGGTATGCACCGGGGTTCCCCCCGGTGCGGTCGATTTAGATATAGCTTAAAATGTCTTTTGTGACGTCAACTCCGGCGATGATTGCCTTGCCGTTGAATTTGTCGATTTCCGTTACGACCTCGCCGTCGATCTCCTCCTTGTAGTAGGTGACCTCCTTGGTGATGCTCGGTTTTCCGTAGCCGCCCTTCTTGATGGAGCCGTAGTTGATGCTCTTGGTCATGCCGCGGATGGTCGTCGTGCGCTGCTTGATGGACTTCGTGTTGTCCTCCGGGTTGACGAACTCCTGTGCGCTGCGGATGATGAGCGGGGTGTTGTCCGCCGCCGCCACCGCGAGTGAGCTTTTTGCGATGTTCGCAAAGGTCAGTGTGAAGTCCATGCTCTGGTACTGTCCGACCGCAGGTGAATCCACCTCGCCCGCCATTCCCGCAAGGCTGATGGTCTCCGACATGTTCTGCAGGTTGATGAGCGTTGTCTCGTCGGTCACGCCGATGAGCTTGTTCGCCTGTGTCGCTGTGCCGGTATAGACGTTGTAGTTGCTTGTCTTATCAGGAATCAGATTTGCCATTATTCCTCACCTCCCTCAAGTGCATCCTGCAGGATCTGGGAATCCCACGTAAACTCGTTCTCGATAAACTCAAGCGGCGTGTAGTCCGCATATCTCGTGTGGAACTTGAAGTGTCCTTCAAGAATGTTCGCCATCGGGTTCTCGTTCTTGTCAAACACCACGGTCGCCCCTGCGAGGTAATCCGGAACGAGCGCATTTAAGTCTGCGTTGTAATTGCTTACCACGGAGTCAATGACCTTGTAGTTTGCATCCGTTCCGATGGTGGAGAGATATTCCGTCTTGAAACGGTTCTCCAAATAATTGCTCACCATCACGCACTTGATGAAGCGGTTGTTCGGGTCGGTGTTGTCCGGGTATGCTGCGGTGTTGTTGCCCCAGCACTTCCATCCGTTCATGTACGAGAAGGACAGCACGCCGATAGCGTTTAAGTAGTTGTTGACCTGCCGCTTGGTCAGGTGCAGCTCCTTGCCGCCCGCGTAGATGCCGTCAATCGGGATGTCCTTGTTGTCCGGTGAGGTCGGCACGTTGTTATTGTTCACAGTCACGTACTGGAGCATTGCCGCGATTGCCGCAGACGCGTAGATTTCCACGCCGCCCATGAGTACCTTCGGCCAGCATAATACCGTCCATCTGGTGAAGCATCCGAGCTTGTCCTTTGCCGCCTTCACATCCTCAATCTTCGTGGTCTCCTCGGACTCGATATCCACGACCGCAATCGCGCTGGTGAGGTCTCCCGCCAGCTCCGCTTTTGCTTCAAGAGCCGCCGCGACTGCCGGATTCTGCGAGAATCCCGGTGCCGCAAGAATGTCCGGGATAACCCCGAAACGGCTGTACACCTCGTCCGCCAGCTCGATACCGGTGCGGATTCCGTCCTCCGTCACGCCGCCGATGATATCCTCCGCTGTTACCCCTTCCGGGTTTAATTTCGTGTAGGCAATCGTAAGCGCGGTCGCGTCCTTAAATGCCCCGTCATCCGTGACCGCAACGGTCACATATCCGTCTGCCGTAAATGTCGCGACATAGTCCGTGTCTGCGGTTCCCTCGGAATCCCCGGAGGACACCTTTAAGGAATCGAGGAGGATTCCTTCCGCCTCTACGGTTGTGCTGCCGTTCGTGAGGGCAAATTTCTCGCCCGCAACGGCGGTAATGTGTTTCTTGTTGTTCGGGTCGAGCACATTCACCATTACAACCGGCGTAACACCGATTTTCATGAATGACGCAAGTACGGACTGCATCAACGTATATTTTCCATAATCTGTGCATAATCCGATACTTGTTTTCACATCGCCCCTGCTCGATACGAGCACCGGTGTGTTGACTGCCCCTGCCGGATCATCCAACAGGTTGACCGGTGCCGTTCCCACGACAAACTGTACTCTTCCAGCTTCCACCGCCTCGATGGAGATGTCGGAGTTTCTTGTCGTGCTGATTCCATGCTTGTACTCTGTCATGGTCTACCTCCTGCTTTCATTATTTTTTGGTATGCAATATTCAAAAAAGAGCCTGTTCTCCGAAGCTCGTTTTTGCTGGTTACGACGTCCCCCATCGGGACGAAAAAATGTTTGGTCAGCGGGCTTACCTCCCCCGCCTGCCGGATGACATTCTCCGGGTAATAGGTGAAAATCTGGTTTCTCCTCACAATCCCCTTCAAATCCGGTCCGATATACATGGTCTGTTTCATATCAGGTCCTCCGCGTATTCCTGGTGTACCGGCGGCAGCTTCCACGCCGAGATGTAGGCGCACTCGTAATAATTCGGGTAGCACTCATGGTTGAACCGCTTGCTCCGCGTTCCGGTCATCTCGTACCTTTCGTCGATGATGTGCTTTTTGCACAGCCATTGGTCAAGCTGGTTCATCCAGTTCGCAAGGATGAGATTTCCTTGGTGTGCCTCCTCGTACAGCATGATGGAAAATAAAATCTGTATCTGCACCACCCAGTTACCTTCCGCGTCCGTGTCCTCGTCGTCGATCATGACGATGATGTAATCCTCCTGGTCTTCGTCCTCGGTGTCGTCCTTGTACGGCTTGTCCTGCCGGTAGATGTGGTAGTCCTTCCATACCTCGCCGTCCGCCTTCTTAAGGCTCTGCGTTGCCGCCAGCTCCTCAATCTCCCGGATGAGCGCACCCTGTAAGTCAAGGTCTGTCATTGTTCCTCCTTAGTTCGTGATGCCCTTTAGTACGTTGTCAATCTCGTGTTCAAGACGCTTCTGTAACATCGGTCCCGCCGAGCGCGTAAAGTTCGCCATTACACGGTCGTTCTTTAGAATCTGCGGTACGGACGGAGCCGCTACGCCGACAAGCGTTGCGTCTCTTTCTTTGCTCTTCCTGCGGAATAGTCCGGTGAACTCTCGTTTTCCCTGCCCTTTGCGTACCGTCTGGATGAACGGTTTGTTGTCGCCCTGCAGGCCGATTTTTCCGTGTGCGCGTTCGACTGCTGCCCGGTAAGTCCGCACGTTCGGCGTTCCTCCCCGGAATTGCATTCTTCCGTCTTTCGCCCTTCCGATCGGTCTGCTGTTCGACCAGTGTATTCTCTTCCCGATCGGGGAGACCGCTTTCCCGCTGTCCCAGAGTGCAAGGTTCCGGTGTGTGCCGGTGTAGTCGAGTGTCGCCGTCGGTTCTTTCTCCGTCGCCTTGACGATTCGAAGTGTCTTTGCTCCGTTGATGTCTTTCTGTTTCACCCGGTAGTCTTTCGCCGCCTCGCGTGAGATGGCATTCTTTCCGGTCGTGTACGAACGGTTGACTGCCCGCATGATGACCTTCCCGGACTTGTCCGAGAGCGTTCCCAGCCTCCGCTTGACTTCCGCCTCGTCGACTTCGAGTGTCATTTCAAACATGCCTTACCTCCTACACCGCATGGGTTCCGACTTCAAGCCGCAAGACCCCTTCCGTGTTCTGCACCGACTGTACGAACAGTTTCTTTCCGTCCAGCGTGATCATCGCATTTACCGTTACCTTGCGGTCTAAGTCGGATTCCCGGATATAGAGCAGGTGCGTCGTCTTGTTGATTGCCGTTTCCTTCGGATTCAGCGTCGCCTTCATAAGTCCGTAGGACATCTTCGCGTCCGCTGTGCTGTATTCCGTCAGGACGACGCTGCAGTCCTTCCCGTCCACGTTGTGGACGCTCGCGAACTCATCCAGATCGAAGTACGCCTGCTCCATGTCATCCGCAAAGCATTCCCTAAAGTTGTCCAGCATCCGCCGTCACTTCCTCCGCTTTGGTCTCTGCCTTGGGTTCCTCCGCCTTCCTGGTTTTGGTCTCCGTGATATATCCGGCTTTTTCCATCCACGCCTTGTCGGTGGCGGACAGACCGGTTATGGTCTGCCCCTCCTGATAAGTCTTCCCTGCCACAATAACTGTGGTGTTCGCCTTAATCATCTAACCACCTCCATCAGTCGCCGTAGGTCTCATCCTGATACTTCAGAACTGCGCCCTTCAGCTCCTCAAGCAGCATATCCGTTGTAAGACCGCTCAGTCCGATGCTCTCCGCGTATGCGATAACGTCAGCCTTCTTGGTCAGTGCGCGGATTTCCGCCTCAGTCTTAAGCGTCACGCCCTCGGTCGGTCCCTCGTTGGTGTCGACGCTGTTGTCCGCCTCATCCTGCGTTGCCACATCGCCGTAGACGTTCGCCACGAGCCATCCGTCCCAGTCGAGCGGGTACGAGATCGGGCGTGAGAACATCTGCACCTCGATGATGTTGTCCGTCTCGCTTACCACGGTTCTCGGCACGATGCGCTCCGCGTAAGATACATAGCTGTTGCCCTTCACGAATGTCACCTGTGCGTACACGGTCGTACCCATGCCCGGGCGGAGCAGCGCGATGGTTCCCTTCGGCAGGAACGGCTTTGCGGTTCCGTCGATATCCTCGTACTCCTCGTCGTAGGTATACAGGGTGAAGAGGATTCCGTTGACGTTCAAGGTGCCGTTGCAGGCTACGCCGTCCGGAAGCTCCTTCTGGTCGATAAGACCGGTGTTCACCGCGAGCTTGTTGTAGTACTCAAGGAAATCCTTGTCCGTCATAAGCTGCATGGACACATCCCCAGTCATGACGATGTCAGTTGCGTGGATGCCCCTCTTTTTGAGGATAGCCGCCATCTTGTAAAACTCCTGCAGCTTCTCCGCTGCGGTCATGGTCGCCCAGTCCTTGGTGAAACGGTACCGGTTTTTAAACTCATTCTCATAGAACCGCAGTACTTTCGTCTGATAATTCAGTCCCTTCGCCGCGTCCTCCGCGCTTGCGTAATGCTTCATGATGACCTGTCCGCTCGTGATGACGTCGGAGCACATTACTTCCTGCCTGCGCAGGATGGCTTTTCTCATGTCATCCATGTGCTCTGCCTGAATCTCATTCTCGCGCTGCGCCGGGGTGCGTCCGGATTCCGGTGATTCCCCGAATGCTTTCTTCTCCAGTTCCTCCGCCGTGATTGGCATTTTCGGTGCGATGAACGGTGCGGTTACTTCCTCCGCGCGGTATCCCTCGCTCTCCATGACGATACCGCCCGCCATCGGGATTACGAACGGTGCGACCTTCTTGTTGCCGCTCTTGGTCTCAATAAGTGCCTTCTCGGAGTAGTACACTTTCCCGTCCGGGAAGTATCTGTCCTTGAAAAACTGCGAGACCGGATACATTTTCTTGATCGTATTGATCAGTGTTCTGGTGTCTGCTACCATCTTCTTCTCTCCTTCCTGTTATTTCAGATAGATGCCCTTGCTGCGGAGCGCTTCCACGTCAGCCGTGGTAAGTTCCGGGGTAACTTCGCTTGTGCGGAATGTTCCGCTGGTATACACGGTGACAACGATTTCCGTATCATCCGCCGCATACTCGGTCGTCTCCGCCACGATTGCACTCGGTGTGCCGCCCTCTGCGTGTGCGCTGTACGCGCCGTCCGCATAGTCGAGTACTTCTCCGCGCTGGATTGTCCCGGTCGTGTCCGCCGTGACCTTCACCGGCACATTTGCCACATCAAAGGGATGCTTGCCGTCATAGACCAGCTTGTCCTTCTCCACGGTGTATGCCTCTTTGTTCAGTAATGCCATGCTTATTTCCCTCCTTTGTTCTTATTGACGTATGCCGCCATCTCGTCCGCTTCGTCCGTCTGTTCCTGCCCTGCGTCCGGGTTTCCGGTTCCGACCTCCGATGTTCCGGATTCCTGTGCGTCATTCTTTGCCGCCTCCATATAAGCGGTTGCCAGCTTCTCTCCGTCCTTCATCGCCTGATATGCGAGTGTCGGTCCGTCGATCGGGTTCTCCCCGTACTTTGCCTCGGCGAGCGCTTCTGCCGTCACGGTCTTTGCAATATCGTCAAGGGACTGGATGCGTGCCCGCTCCGTCGTAACCCCCTCCGCCTTTGCCTCCGCGACTGCTGCATCCAGCTCTGCCTTCGCTTCCGGGTTCTCTGCCAAAAATTCAGCCAGTGTCATGTTGGTTCTTCCTCCTTTGCTTGTTTTATCAGGAACGGCACTCTCGCCGGTTTCCTCGTTTGCCTGTTGCACCGGTGCAACTTTCCCATCTTCCGGTACTGCTGCCCCTTGTGGTACACCTCCCATACATTGTGCTACGTCTGCTTTTGCTTTGACTTCTGAAATATTTCCTTCGTTTCCTGCTACGGGTGCGATTTTTGTGTCCTTATTCTCTGCCTCATGGATTGCCCGCATCAGCGCTTTCGCCTTATCCCCTGTAATGACCGGGTGCTCCGCTGCCACAATCTGCTG